GTGGCGTAGTCATCCACACCGAAGATCATCTTACCAGACTTAAAACTGCCCGAAGCGGATGTGGACACATCCGTCACATAGGCTGAGATCTTCGCCGCCACCAGTTTCTTTTTGCCATATTTCTCGGAAAGAGGGAACTCCATCCCCAGAAAACTCGCCTGCACCGCATCGATACCCCAGGGATAGCCGTCGTAAGAAAAGCTGTGCTTGACCGAAGTTTTCACGCTCGTTCCGCGCACCACGCCCAGCGACTGACCGTCCGCGCGGTTTTCCTGCCATACGTCCGCCGCATATATCCTTTCAACGTACTGTGCCATTTTTCATCACCTCGCTCGGCTTGTTTGCCTGGCTGTTTTTGCCATTCGTACGACACTTTGGAAATCTTCCACGTTTTTTGCATCCAGTATGATGTCGCCAGAAAAATAATAGTTCTCCGCAAATCCAGCAGATGGCCCCTGCAGCCGAGTCGCCATAGTCTGGTTAGCCGTCAAAATTTTCTCTCCGCCCGAAAACCACGCCAGCTCCGGTCCATTTTCGCCCACAATGCTCCATCCTCTTTTGGCTGATTGTGTCCCGGAGGCATACCCGTTGTGCTGATACCCGCTGATTCTGCTGTAGGGTATGCCTGCTCCCGAAGTGTCCGGAAGGCTAGGAATTTTAAAGTTATCCATTGCCTGCCCGGCTTTCTCTGTTCCTTCTGCCAGTGCGATGATCAGATACAGGAGAAGCGAAACCGCCACCACTGCTGTGCCGATTAAAGCGATCCACTTCGCTACCGACAAAAATGAACCGTCGAGAGCTGTCGTAAACCCGCCAACGCCCCCGCTTAGCCCGCCAAAGGTCGATGTCAATTTTCCTGCAATCAAAGCAACCGCTCCAAAAAGAAGGATAATTTCCAAGATATCCGGTGGAATACCTGCAATTACATCCAATAAGGACAGAACCACATCGAGAAGATGGAAAATGATTTCTGCAAGCCGTGTTATGGTAAGCTGCTGTCAGCTGATCCGCTGATCTTTCGACAAACATTCCGTTTCCTGCAGTGATACTTTCAAAATCGTTGTTTGCTCCCAAATCAATCCCTTTTCGATCCAGCTGTCGGATCCATCGACCGAACCGCTCCAGAAACCCTGCAGATGCAAGCCTTGCGGCATCTTCTTCGGTAAATTGGATGGCTTCCAGAACGAAATTATACTGGTATCGCTCATTGCCTGCCATGTCGGAAGAAAGCAACTGTTCGCCTGTGGGGAAAATGCCATAGTTCTCGGTACCGTCTTTTGTGTAGTCAACAGTCACTCCTCCGGAAAACTCGTCCAGGAACGGACACTCAGAAACTTTCTCCCTTAAAATTTCGATGATTGATCTATCCATTGCCTTTTCCTTTCATATAGGCCTGCAGCTCGGAAATAATTGATGGCATATCATTCTGGATCAACTGTCGATCCCAGTAAGGTCCTGCACGGGCGTTGTGTGTTTTGGTGTATTGCAGATTCTTTTCAGGAATCGCCAGAACTTTCTTTTCGTCTGCTCTTGCCCAGGAGGATCTGGTCCTCTCGCCGACCATCAACTTGCCGCAGTAGAGATACCTTGCGTAGGGTAGGTCGATGGTGATGGATCGGCCATCAGGAGCTATACCGCGATCAAGCGCAGCGCCAAAGCTATTGGATGCGCGAAATGGAAGGTAGTGTCTCATATGCGCTGCAACCCGCTGAGCGTAAAACTTTTGTACGTGACCGCCCGGAGCAATCCCCAGCTGTGCGGCGATTTCTTTTCCCGGCCGCAGTTTAACTGTCGTCGCCATCTACACCCCTCCAATCTCCCAGTGGCAAAGAGAAAAAGATCCAAAATCTCTCGTTTGTACGGAAGATATGCATACAACCTCATCCTGTTCCTGTGCCATGTGCCTGATTGGGTGATCTGGGCCAAATTCGATTTCGCAGATCCCCTTTACCAGATAATCACCGGGCTTGAGCGTAAAAGCGGTTGTTTTCCCCTCTGTGGCAGCCCATTCTTTCGGCAGAAGAAATCCCTTGCCTTGCGAAAAAACGGAAAACGGGACGAAAATTCGCCCCGTCTGCTCGTTTTTTACTCTTTTTCCTGTGCCGCCTCCTGAAAACGCGCCGTCCCAAAAGACATCCTGTAGGACCGTTCTCTCATAGAAAGTCCTGCCGTCTTTTTCATATGCGTTGTAGAGCGTACACGGTGTATTGGTCATCATAGGCTTTTCGCTCCCTTGTAGAGAAGTCCCGTACCATACAGGTAGACGTGCGCAGCTTTGGCAATTTCCCCGTGTCGATCGGTTTCATCACGAGACTCCCACGACACCGAATGGCCGCCTACCGTTTCAGAAGACTTGCCTTCCCGATCCAGATCTCGGCTAATCAAATCCGCGACGGCGCAAACAGCCTTTTGCACAGATTCGGGAATTGGATCCAGTTGCTCAACGCGCCCCATCGTCAAGACGTTGATCCACGCCTCAGATTCTACCTGAGCCCGTTCAAATGATCGTTGGCTTTGAGACCCGTGAAAAACTTCTTTGTAAAACTGATAATTTGTCAGCATCCGCTTCCCTCCCTTACTCAGGAGACTCTTCCTCCGAATGCTCTTCGCGAGAAAAATCGGGATGTTTTTTTTCGATGTGCTCGGCGAGATTCTTTTCGGTTTTGTATTCTTTTCCGCATACTGGACAGGGGAACGATTCCACTGTCTGTCTCGGAACAATCAAGCCAACTTGTCTCATTATAGCCTCCTATGCTTTGTGGTGCAGATAAATACCTGCGACTTTGTTCTCATAGACGTCTGCCAGGCCATAAGCGCGGTAGAAAAATTTCCAGCCATCAGAGGTCTGATTTTCCTCTGGGGTAACGATCTTGTTAACGGTGTGTTTGGGGTACTGCAAAACAGCAGCCTTATGCACTACCATAAAATTCAGATCTTTACCCCCTGCCGCTTTTGCGAAACCGCCGGGTTTCTCGCCCTCGGTGGTTCCGTCTTTCATGTCGATCGCGGTAAAGAAGCGGGACTGAGGAACTTTTACGATCTGAGCAAAACCATCCAAAACCGCTTTGGATTTTGTGGTATCCACAGAATTTGCCAGGTTTAACATTGTGGGGGTGATGAACAGATAGCGATTGTCCGCAGGAACCTCGTCCTCGTCCATTTTGTTTACGGCGGCCACCAGCGCCGCCAGAACAGCTGCTCCATCTTCCAAGTCGCCAGCCGCAACAGATACGCCCTCCGCGCCTGCATAGGATGCAAAGCGGAAAGCATCCATCTCGGGCGCCGCTTTGGTGCGGATGAACTCGGAAGAAAGCTTGCCAAAGGCAATGCCGGCAGTCTCCTCATCATCCATTGCATCCACGGCAAAGGCGCGGCCACGGTCGTAGTTAAAAGTGACAGTCTCGTAGGTGAGATTCACGTCACCGTTTACGTATCCGCTATTGCGGGAATAGTCGGCCAGGCCGTCCATGCTGATTTTAGGCACAACGATTTCGTTTGCGTTGGCCCCGGCCTGCACCAGAGATGCATCACCGTCCAGAACGGAGGTCACGGCCGCCACACTGTACACCTCATCCAGCAGGTCAATGTATTTCTTAAAAGTTGCAATGTTGTTTGCCATATGTTAATCATTCCTTTCCTTTTGTGGGCAGGCCCATAATAGCTCTCGCCCTTTCGGTTTCATCTTTTTCTCCACCGCCCGCTCCGGTAGGACGGACGATTTTTGGGGAAGTTTTTCCGTCTTCAGTGTCGAAAAGATAGGCATCGGATTCTTTCAGCTTTTCCAGTGCAGCCTTGACGTCTGCTTCTTGGTTTTTGCTTTCGCGCAGAGCTTCCAGATCCAGATTAGCACGAATCGATTTTACGCCACGACCTTTCGCCTGTCTGATCTGGGTCTCAATAAGAGAATCGAACTGTAGAGCAGCGATTTTTTTGTCCGCTTCTTCCTTTGCCTCTTTGGCCTTTTGTTCCCAGTCCGCGGCAGCTCGTTTGATTCCATCGATATCCATGTCCTTAAAGGACTGGATCTGGCTATTCGCCTCTTCAAGCTGCTGTTTGACCGTGTCGTAGTCAGCATACTTTTTTTTAGTTTCCTCGATGTCTTTGCCGTTTTCGGCCATGATCATATCGATCACTTCTTTGGACAGTTTGGTGCCGCCGATTTCAACACCTTCCCAAAATTCTCGTTTCATGTTTTTCTCCTTTCGGGATACGCTTTTTTACGAGGGTCGCCTCCTCACCCGTGGCCCATTGTACGCCGGTGCCTTGCAAAATTTAGGTAATAAAAAAGGACCGTGCTCTCGACAGTTTTGTCGAGAGCATAGCCCTTGATTATTCGCATGTGGGGTTGTCATCGGTATAGTTTTCGAAAGCGGTCGATTTCGCTATCTCCACGCCTATTGCAGATGGCTTTTTTAAGGATCCTCTCTCATCGTCCTCTATGATTTCCCATTTACCGCCAGAGGATGACCCATCTATCGGAGCCGGGTTGGTTGCCGAATATAAGTAGCCCGGCAAGTATTCCTCGTCCTCATCGGGACCTTCATCATCTACGATCCGTAAGAGGCCATCTTCTGTTATCTCGGTACATTCATATATTCTTCCATTTGTTAACCCTGTTACTCCAAAGCTTTTTCCAATATATCTTACTTTCATTTTTTCTTCCATCCTTTTACCTTTTGTTCGTATTGTTGTCCTTCGTATTCGTACCAATGGATATCGTATTTGTTATATTTCGCATCTATTATACCACCTTTCTTCTGCCATTTCCACGAATCTCCTCCATATTGTTCCGAAAGTCTTTTTCTGTCTCTTATGTGGGAGGATGTTCCGTATCCAGTGATTATGCGAACTTTCTCAATCTTTGTTTTGGATGGAACAAGAACGCTTGCGCTTTCCGGGTTGTTGTGGTTATCGACCGCTGGTTTCTGTAAAATCGTGTCTGATTGGGGTACGTTGTTTTTCGGAAGGGTTGGTTTTACCGTTAAATAGTATGCCTTCTCTACGGCTCTTTTGATCTGTTTTCGGACAGGGTTTTCTTTGTCTTATTTGTCATCTCTCGGTCTAGTTGCCGAGTAAGGCCGGTTTGTTTTGCGAAATCTTTCAGCTGGGTCTGCCACTTTTTCAATTTTTGAGCCGATTCTAAAGGGTCGATACCTGCCGCCTCCAGCATCGCTTTCTCACGCCGATACCTGCGGATCTGTCGCTCACAGTAGCGCTGCTTTTGAGTTGCCTCGTATACCGTCACCTCTTTCCCATTATAGACTACGGTCTTTTTCTCCATTGACTTTAATTCTTCAGGTGTATGCGCCGTCTTGGATCCGGGAAAGAAAACATGGAAATGATGTCGACAATTCCACCCGCCAAGTCCCTCGCCTGTTCCATATCCGGTGGTCTTGTGAAAATCAGGATACTTTTTCGATTTCCCGCTGCGAGAATAGACCTTTCCCTGCCAGCTTTCATGGTTAGCAGGGCCTGAGCCTTTATTTCGAGCGCCACCGTGTGCGGATACTTCCACCAGATCCCAGTCCATCTCCTCCATGCGCGCTTCCTGCATCTTAAGGCCAGTCTGATTAACGCCCGTCAGCACCGCACGGCGGACGGCCACGTCCAGATGATCCACGTGTCCACTCGGGTAGCGTACCGTCTCAAGCCCTGACTTTGCCAGATTCTTTATGGCAATCTCGATGGCAGTCCGATAATCGAATGCTCCAGTAGAAATCTGAGCCCACGCCCTGTCCATTGCCTGGATCAGCTGCTCTTGTCCTGCGGAGGCGGTGGTGCGGGTCAGGTTTTGGAAAAGACCCATCGTCGACCGCGCGCCCGCTTCCATCACAGCGCGGATCTTGGGTGACTGTTTGACCGGCTTCGGATCTTTCCCTGCAGCACGATAGTTGGCATCGTCTTCTTCTAATGATCGTACGCCCGCATCGGTAAGCAGCTGTTCCAATTCCTGGCGCGTTTTTCGGGTCAGGGAGGACAGCTTCGTCAGTATGTAGTTTCGGCTTGCTCCCATCGCTTCCAGCCTTACCATCTGGTATTGTGCGGTGGAGGTAAATTCCCCCACCATCGAGATTCTGCGCGCCATATCCTGCAGGATGTCCGCTTCTGCCTGTGAGTATAGCTCGACCATATTGGCCGGCAGATCTTCCAGATATTCTGGTGTGAGCATTTACTTTCACCTCGCTTAGAAGCCCATCAGCATATCATCGGTAGGATCTGCCACAACAAGACTTTTTGCTGTTTCTTCATCTTCTCCGAGGAATTTGACGCGATATTCCCATTTTTGGCGTATACCATCCCTTACTTCCTGTAAGAACAGCTGTTTTTCGCTCTCTTTGTCAGTGATAATGCTATCGCCGCGAATGAAAGTAATTTCCACTTTTCCTGCAGGTGGGGCGGATTCCACAAAGTTCGCCCACCAGTCCATCGCATAAAGCAGATCTTTTAAAGCATCTTCCAAAGCGTTCTGAATGTCACCGATAGTGGAAAACAGCCGTTGTTTGGATGAGACGATTTCTGTCGCTGTCATCGCCTTCTCGCTTGGGTCGGACAGAACTCCATAGGATAATCCACAAGCAAATTCGATTCGGCGAAGAATCTGGTTGAGCCCGTTAATCAGGCTGGTGTCGCGGAGGGTAGGAGAAAAGACTTTGTAAAAATCGTCGCTGGCATCGATTCCGCGAAACAGTCTTTTCGCCGTCTTAGGCATTGAGAAGTGCTGCGAATCGTCTGGATTTACTCTCAGGTAGCTGCTGTCCGCATCGATAGCAAGTTCGCCACCTTCAAATTCCCAGAGCAGCCTACTGTACTGTCGATCTGCTTCTTCGATCAATTTCATCGCTTTTGCAGCAATCGAAACTCCTAGCGGAGATCCAGGATCCACGTTGTTCCCGAAAGGCATTTTAAAATACGAAAAAAGCGGTCGGTCGGTTCCTGTGAGAAGTGCTTCTGGCTCTAAATCGCTCCACTCAGGCACCGCAGTCAGTGAAATCTCCCTACCAAGTCCTGTCCCGTCGATGCTGCGATAAGCTTTGTTGACCACCCGGACTCCGACAGCAGTCAAGCTGTGGAGTTCCAGCCGAGTATAAATTACTTTTCCCTGCGTTTTCTGCTCAACAAAAACAGCCCCGGTAATTTTTCCAGAAGAAGAATACTCTGTCGGAAAAAAACGGTCTGCCTGAACGACATCTACTGCGATCTTGGCCCCAGAGATATACGGTTTGAGGACCAACCCGCCTTTACCTACGGCATATTCGCAACATCGTCTCAGCTCTTTAATTACCGGCACGAACTGTTGCGATAAATATTTCGCCCGCTCGGCTCCATCAATTTTGAGAGAAAATTCTGTAGTCGCCAACCGAGCTACCTCACTGGACATCGTCGGAACGAGACCAAGGCTTTTCACTGTCTTTCCGTCAACCCAGGGGGCTTTATCTTCGTAGCACCGACACCACAGAGACATCGCATCGGTCATTTCCGAAGAGAGAGCTACCTGCAGATGCAAAGCATCTTCTACTCCTTTTTTCTTCAGCATTGAATTCACCACATTTCTGATCCATTCTAAAAACTTACGAAACATCAGTTTTCCTCCAGTCATCACTGCGGAATTTCTTTCGCAGGATGGTGTAGCAAAAATAACGGATATCGTCCATCGCATGATCGTTTTCTTTTAACACGCGATCCTCGCCGGCTTTTTCGTCCCACCGGTATAGCTCAAATTCTCGCAGGCAGTCTTTGCAGTTTTCGCAAATCTTGATTTTCCCCGCTGCCAAAAGTGACGCGGTGACACCAATTCCCGGAAGGACATCGTTTGCTGCTTTCCTGATCGAAAACCTCCCATGGCGGCGGATGCAGGCGATCATAGAAGCTGCCGATGGATCGATAACGACGGCAGAAACTGGATATCTTTCTTTTACAATTCTCCCTTTTCGTGCTACTGTTCTGCTAGCCAAGTCCTCAAGAGCTTGATAGTGTTCCTCATCGGTTCTTGGAGTCTGCTCCTTGCGGCCATCGTAATAGTATTCCGCGATTCTATAGGCTCTTCCCTGCCAGACGCACCAAAGTCCTGCCGAAAACGGATTTTGGGTGCCGTAGTCGATAGATAGGTAGTATTCGCCCCTGGGTGGAGCATCCTCTGAGCAGCACTCCGGGAGCTCTTTGAGTACGTGTCTGTCCGTCGAAAACCTTGGATACACAAGCCCTTGGGGAATCGCCCAGCGACCAAGGATAAACCGATCGTAATAGACCGTCCCCGCATATTCTTTCTTCAGGTTTTTGACGAACTCTTCCGGCAAAAAAGGATTATCGTCAATCGTGGATGTCTGGCAAAACAGATCCGCATCAGAATCGATAAAAGCTTTCATAAAGTGCTGAGGATGATCTGGGTTGCAGGTTCCGTCGAAAGCGCTGTGCGGACAACGCAGGCGGCTCTTTAGCATCTCGAACACATCCTTTGCCCAGGTGGTCATCTCGTCTCCATAGGCATATTCGATCGTCATTCCCTGGATGCGAGCCACATGCTTGCGGTTATCCGCACCCAAAACGTGGACCCGCTCACCAAAAAGACGAATCGTGCTGTCCCCGCGAAGCAATCCCACGAGTTTTTCTCCCCAGATTTCTCTCATTGGATCAATAATGTTCCTGCACAGAGTTCCTCGGGTGTTCCCTAAAAGAACGATTGCACCTTCTCCTTTGCACGCCATAATCCTTTTGGGGATTACCACTGCATATCGTTTCCCCTCCATCCGTTTCAGTTTCTTGCCCAGATCGTCCGAGACTGCAAGAGCATCCATCACTTCTTCCAGCGAGCTTTCGGCGAATCCGATCCGCTCCAGCTCTCTTTTGATCCATGCG